GGTGGTGTTGATGACTACTATAAAAAATATTCAGATGCAAAAAAAGATTATGATAAATGGATTAGCCAAGGATATGACCAAGTAAAATTAGAAAGGATTATAAAATGAATGATTAGTTCCTTCCCCATTCCCGTTCCCGTTTCAGTACGGGAACGGGTTTTTTTTATTTATTCATTGGAGCTGCGCGCCTGGCGCGCCGGGAGTTCGTTCCCCAAAAACCTTCCAAAACTGTGAAAAGTCAAGGTAGTTTACTACCATCACGACTAAACATTTGCGTGTATGACGCTTAAAATGGCTCGTTTTTTTCCCGTTCCCGTTTTATTCCCGTTCCCGTTTCAGTTAACAATGCACCGGGATCGGTCCCGGTAATCAGAGCTCTGGCGCGCGCTCGGATTGCAACTTTTTTTTAAAAAGCTAAAAAAAATAGGTAGTTTTAATAAAAAAAAAACAACATTAAATGCATTTTTTCCTTTTATTTTTCCTTAAAGTATGAAATACTATAATAGTAAAAATGACTAAATATAAATCTTAAAAATAGGAGTACATATAATATGTCAAAAATTACACAACTAAAAAATAAGAAAATTACAATAAGTAAAATTCTTAAAAACTATAATGAAATCATTGATGAAATAAAAACATTAAATGATATTAAGAAAACATACAATGAGCAAATATTAAAAGCTTTAGGTTATGATGAAAACAAACCTAAAAAACTTTATACTAAAGAAATTGGTAAATATATCGTAGTGTGTAAAATATCTAAATCTTATTCTTTGGATATGGTAGAAGTTAAAAAAGAATTTACTATTCTTGATACTGATGATAAAGCAAACAGTAAATTCTACAAACTTAATAGTCCTAGAAAAGAAATTGCAATTGAGGTTAATAATGACTAGTGTTAGAGATTTAATCGCAAGTTATACAAACAATGAAGTATCCGTTGAGGCGGATACTTCACCAACAATCAACAACAATAATAATAATGTAAATTCTACTGAAACAACTCATCGATTAAATAATATGTTAATCGCTAAAATTCTTGAAGATAGAATCGTTGAACATTGTTCAAAATATCAAAATGAACAATCGCAAGATTTGATGAATGAAATCCAAGAAGATTTGAACGCAGTAAGATTGCAAATATTAGGCAGATAATGTCCTACCAAGACAAGACAAAGCAAAGAGAATACCAGAAAAACTGGTATTCTCTTAATAAAGATAAACTTACAACCATTGATATTCTTGAAAAAAGAAAAGAATATAAAAAAAACAATAGAGAAAAGATTTTAAAACAAAGAGTTCTTTACAGAATAAAGAACAAAGAAAAGATTAAAGAGTATCAACAAACCTACAACAAAAATAATAGAGATAAAATAAATAAGAGAGTAAATAAATATCTCAATAACAATGAGGTTGCTAGAACAATTAAACAAATAAGAGAGAGAATAAGAAAAGTAATAAATGGTACTAACAAATCACATAACACCATTGAATTATTAGGAGCAAGTAAAGAGTTTGTTCATAAATACTTACAACATACATTTAATATTAATTATCCTGACCTTAATATTAAAGAGTGTGATACTCATATTGACCACATTAAACCTATTAGTAGTTATGATATGAATTGTGATAAACAACAAAAAGAATGTTTCCATTATTCAAATTTACAAGTATTACTTGCAATTGATAACCTTAAAAAATCTAATAAAACTTAAACTAATCCATAATTTTTTTATCGATTTTCTCGCCAGAGTATTATACTATGAATGACAATGTCGTTCCTTTAGTCTAATTTTCAAGGCTCAATTTTCATTTGGTTTTTCAATCTCGTTGCTCTCTTTCAAATCACGTTAGTATTTCACGATTTAAGTTCACAGGGCGGGGTTTAGTCAAGTTACATAAAAGTATATAGTGGTAAAAACTTTCGAATAGTATATAATCTTTTTATGACTGCGACACTATTGCCTACAGAAAAACTGAGGCTCAAAGTAGAAAAGCTGTGGATACAGCACATCAAGCTTTGCCAAGATCACTTTTTATATTTTGTTCAAGAAGTTTGGCCAGATTTTATATGTCGTAAAGAAAAAGATAGAGGTAAGTGGGGCCATCATCAAATTATAGCCAGCGAATTTACTAATATTGCTAAAGACAAAAAAGGGAGGCTCATTATAAACATGCCTCCTAGACATACTAAATCAGAATTTGCATCTGTTTACTTTCCTGCTTGGATGATAGGGAAGTTCCCAAAAATGAAAATTATGCAAGTTTCACACAACTCAGAACTTGCAGTAAGGTTCGGTTCTAAGGCTCGTAATATTATTGATTCCCCTGAATATAAACAAATATTTGGTGATGTTAAACTTCGTGAGGACTCCAAGGCAAAAGGTCGTTGGGAAACTAATCACGGGGGTGAGTATTATGCAGCTGGCGTTGGAGCGGCAATCACGGGCCGTGGTGCTGACTTACTGATTATTGATGATCCACACACGGAACAAGATTCCATGTCGGATGTTGCAATGGAAAGAGCGTATGACTGGTATGTTTCTGGACCGAGACAGCGTTTACAACCAGGAGGCTCAATATTACTAGTTATGACTAGATGGGCAGAAGATGATTTAACGGGAAGATTATTGAAGGCTCAAACTGAACCTAAAGCGGATAGTTGGCGGCAAATTTCATTTCCTGCCATTTTACCAAGTTCCAATCCTGTATGGCCAGAGTACTGGAATTTAGAAGAGTTAGAAAAAATTAAAGCTTCTGTTCCCATACGGAACTGGTCAGCTCAGTATATGCAGGAACCTACTTCTGAGGAAGGGGCTATTATTAAGAGAGAGTGGTGGCGACCTTGGAAGGGAAACAGCATACCTAATTTAATGCATGTTATACAAAGTTATGATACAGCGTTTAGTAAAAAGGAAACAGCAGATTATTCTGCTATTACGACCTGGGGTGTATTTTTTCCGGAAGAAGGTGGGGCCCCTCATATAATATTATTAGATGCGTTAAGGGGAAAATATGATTTTCCGGAATTAAAAGCAGTTGCTTTAGATGCTAATAAGTATTGGGAACCTGAGACAATAGTAATAGAGCAAAAGGCAAGTGGGGAACCTTTGACACATGAGTTTAGAAGAATGAACATACCGGTTGTTCCGTTTGTTCCGACTAGAGGTAATGATAAGCACACTCGGGTTAATGCTGTAGCTCCTATATTTGAAAGTGGTCAGGTATGGTACCCACATGGTGAAAAATTTGCAGATGATGTTATGGATGAATGTGCTGCTTTTCCACACGGGGCTAATGATGATTTTGTGGATAGTATGACACAAGCCTTACTAAGGTATAGGCAAGGTAACTTTGTTGAGTTATACTCAGATTATGTAGATAATGAAGAACGTCCACCGAAGGAATACAGGTATTATTAATGGCACTTAAAGGAATCATAAATCTTTTACAAAAAGCTAGAGCGGGTATGCAAAAATTTTCAGCTTATCCTGAGCAACAGTCTGGCTTAGATGAAATAGACAACATTAGTAAAAAAGTTCTTAAAGATACTAATCCGGAGACAAAGACGCCTTTACAAACACAAAGTAAACAAACTCAAGCGCTCACGGTCCTCGATGCTAACCAGCAGGCAGAAATTGCTTTAATAGATAAAAATAAAGACTTACAAAAAGCCGTTATTAACAAACCGTTAAGTATGGGGGATGATTACTTTAAGCAAAAAGGGCTTACACCACCTGAATATAGACTGAGCCCTGGTAATAAAGATTTTGCGTCTTCTTTGTATGATGTTATTGCTTCGGACCAACAGATGAAGAAAATGCCGGCTTCTTATTGGATGGATATATTAAAACCAAGTAGATTTAAGGGAACTTATGATAAGCCTGGTATACAAAAAGTTGTAAAGACAGTGACCAAAGAAGAGTTAAACGACACCAATTTAGTTCGTTTAGATGCCGACAATAATCCTGTAGGAGGTTTGTTGTATTTAGCTGCTAAAATGAATCAAAAAGTTGGTAAAGATACCTTGTTAAAATTTGTGGAAAGCAACCCTGCTAATATGTATCAATTCAAGAAGTTTGCTTATGATAAAGATATAGTAGGTGAAGTAGACGCCCTTGTAGGTTTTACTAAAAATATACAAACTAAGATTAATGAAGGTTTAAATAATAAAACTATTAAATTCAAGAAGGGTTTGAAAGAGACACAAGCTACATTTAATCTTAAAGCGGATAACCATATAAAGGATTTAAACCATCGTAAAGTCCAACTACAAACTGCAATACAAACGGGTTCTACGAAGTACGACAGAAGGGGCAATAGACCTTATGGGTCTTATATCACAGCACTAGGTTCTTTTTCCGACAATATATACAATCTTTTTGACCAAAAAAGTTTATCGGATCCTATTAAACAAATGTTAAAGACTCAGCAAAGAGCAGTAAATCTTACTGACGAAAGTCTTTTATGGGGTAAAAACAAACAAGTACCTATTTACGGAAGTGACTGGGCTTATAGAATACCTGGTTCAGACGAGTATATTGAAGAAATAGCTTTTATTAAGCCTAATCAAAAGTTTGACACAAAAATTATGTCGAAGCATTTTGGTTTGCAAGATAATTCTGTACACCCTGATGTGGGGTACCCTGAAGGTTTTCCTAATGTTGGTGGACATGTCCGATATTCTATAAGGCCTATGCACTCAGTTAAGAACCCGTCAACACCTGCAACCGATGCTTCTACAAAGAAGATTGCAGTAATTGATGAAATTCAATCAGATGTCTCTGTTGCGATGGGGGAGCGTATTTTGGCAAATCCAAACATGCTTAAAGGAACAAGCCCTTATGGGAAAAGAGAGATAGCCGCTTTATTAGGAGAAGCCCAAGATGATTTATACCAAGGCACTAAAAAATTAAATGATTTTATAACAAACCCAGCAAACTTTGATAATTTAGACGCAGGAAAACTTGAAAATGAATTAATTGATTTAAGAACAAAAATGAGTGCTTTAGAAGATGAACAAAAAGTAATAGCAGCCGGACCAGACGAGGTTGGTCAGTTTTTACCTTTTGCTTCGGGAGCTAGGAAAGACAGGGAACTTTATACTGACTTTTTTATTAAGCGCGCTATTAAAAGTGCGCAAAAAGACCCAAATGTTGAATGGGTGGGTATTTCTCCTACTACTCGAACGCAAGCAGCAAAACTAGATCGTACCATTGACGCTAGAGGAAAACTAGGTAATTGGGAAGTGTATGGCTCGCCAAGTGGTAAAATGGGAATAGAAGGAGTTAAAGGAATGAAAAAAAAACCGGGAGGAGGGTACGAAGTTGTACCAACAGATTCAAAATCCAGAACTATATCAAGAAGAATTCTTGATAATTTAGCAAAACAATATGATTCAGAAGTTCGCCAAGTCAATGTTGCCAAATCCGATCCGGAAAAACCTTGGAAACTTACAAAAAGATTTGATACCGAAACTTCTCGTCTGTTAAAATTAAACCGCACAACAGGGGAGGATCTTGAAGTATATTATGCATTTAAAACAAAAGAGGAAGCTCAAGCGGCAATGGAACATATGGCAACAACAGATCGTCCGCTAAGTGGATTAAAAGTAGAAAAAATTGACAAAAGCGACCCATTAAACTATTTTGAAACATATGCTATTAAACTTACACCAAGTATGAGAGACTATGCTTTTAAGACATACAAGAAAGAGGGAGGGCTAGTGGTAGACCTCTTTAAATGGTAGTATATTTTTATGGCTAATAGATTCAAACAACAGGTAGTAGAAGATATACAAGACGAGTTTGTCTACGATATTTTAGGGGATATGAATCCTTTTAAAAAAGCGAAAAGAATAACTCTTGACCCACCAAACATGATTTCAGATATATTTGAAAAGGATAGGGCTCGTAGATCAGCTAACCGTAGAGGTCCTGTTTTTAAAATGCCTAAAGAAATTATGGATATTTCAGATATGGTTAGGCAAGAAGCTAAGGCAGCTGAGGGTGGTTATGCAAAAACAGCAAAAGCTCCTGTTAAATTAGCTAGGGGCAAACTAACAAAAATGTATTAGGAGAATATATGGCTGAAGAAGAAATTCAACCTGAACCAGTTGATGTTGAAGTAATAGAACCAACTGACGAACAACCAGAAGAGATGACTCCAGAAGAGACTGTGGATTTCTTTAGTAATGTAGCTGAAGAACTGGATGATACTCTTTTGTCACGACTGGCCTCTCAGCTTATTGTTGATTATCGTAAAGATAAAGAATCTAGAGGAGATTGGGAAAAGGGGTATACTTCTGGTCTTGATTTGCTCGGGTTTAAATATAAAGAAGATGGCGCGCCTTTTAAAGGAGCCAGTTCAGTTACACATCCTCTTTTAGCTGAATCTGTTACACAATTTCAAGCTCAAGCTTATAAAGAATTACTTCCTTCCGAAGGGCCTGTTAAATCTAAGGTAGTAGGCGAACGTAATCAAGAAAGAGAAGAGCAGTCACAAAGAGTTTCAGAATTTATGAATTACATGATTACCGAAAAAATGGAAGAGTACACTCCAGAATTTGATCAAATGTTATTTTATCTACCTTTAGCCGGATCTACATTTAAAAAAGTATATTATGATGAAACAATGCAGCGTGCGGTGAGTAAGTTTATCCCTGCCGAAGATTTAATTGTTCCATATTATGCGACAGATTTAAAAGATGCCGAAAGAATTACTCATGTCATAAAAATGAGTGAAAACGACATACTAAAAAAACAAAAAATTGGTTTTTATAGAGATGTGGATATTTTACCTTCTCAAATGGAGAGTGATGTACAAGGAAAGTATGATGAAATAGAAGGTGTTCAAAATACAGATTCCGATTACCAGTGCAATATCCTTGAAATGCATGTAGATCTAGATCCTGAAGATTTAACAGGGGAAAGTGACGAAAAAAATGTAAAAATTCCTTATATTGTGACTATTGATGAAGGTTCACAAAAGATTTTATCTATTTATAGAAATTTTTTACCTAATGACGAGCTCTTTAAAAGAAAAGAATATTTTGTTCACTACAAGTTTTTACCTGGTTTAGGATTTTATGGTTTTGGTTTAATCCATATGATTGGTGGTTTATCAAAAACTGCAACTGCTGCATTAAGACAATTACTTGATGCAGGAACTTTAAGCAATTTACCAGCTGGTTTTAAGTCTAGAGGTATTCGAATAAGAGATGATGATCAACCTTTCCAACCTGGAGAGTTTAGAGATGTGGATGCCCCTGGTGGAAATATTAAAGATCAATTTCAGATTTTACCATTTAAAGAACCTAGTGGAACTTTATTTCAACTACTAGGGTTTGTTGTACAAGCAGGACAAAGATTTGCTGCCATAGCTGATATGCAAGTTGGAGAAGATTCTCAAAACCGTGCTGTCGGTACTACACTGGCCCTCTTGGAGCGTGGTTCAAGAGTTATGAGCGCAATACACAAGCGTCTGTATTATGCTATGCGTCAGGAATTCCGACTTTTACACCAAGTTTTTGCTGAATATTTACCTCCTGTATATCCGTATGCGATTTATGGTGGTGATAGAATGGTTAAACTTTCTGATTTTAGTGAAGAGATTGATGTTATACCGGTAGCTGACCCAAATACTTTTTCTTTAGCTCAACGAGTCACGCTGGCTAGCCAGCAATTACAGATTGCTCAATCTAATCCACAAATGCATGATATGCGGGAAGCATATAGACGAGTTTATGAAGCGTTAGGTACAAAACATATAGATTCATTATTAAAACCGGTTCCACAACCTCAACCTAAAGATCCGGCAATAGAAAACGCAGAAGCTCTTCGTATGGAAATGCCAACAGCTTTTCCTTATCAAAACCACGATGCGCATGTTTTTTCACATGCTAATTTTATTAAATCTAGAATGGTGCAATCTAATCCTATGGTATACGCTTTACTTCAGGCACATATATCCGAACATATTTCTTATAAAGCAAGAGCAGTTGTTGCTATAATGGTAATGCAGGATCCGGAACTACAAAAATTGAAAATGGAAGACCCTGAACAGTTTCAGATAGAAACTGAATCTCTTATTGCTTTACAAATTGCGTCATTAACTAAGGAACTTGTGGCTGCCGAAGGAACTTCTGAAGATCCGTTGGTTGCATTAAAAGCAAGAGAATTAGATATTAAGGCTATGGATATGCAAAGAAAGTCTCAAGAAGAAGCTACAGATCAAGCTAGGAAAGCAGGTGAGTTTGAGCAAAGAATAGATCTAGATAAGATGAAAAGAGAAGATGCGGAAGAACAAGCGGCTGAAAGAATAAGGGTTGCTGATGATAAGCTTGATTTACAAGAAATCAAGATAATGAACGATGTTAAGAATGCTAACAAACCTGAACCTAAACCTAAAAAGGAAAAGAAAGATGCCTCTAACGAAAAAGGGAAATAAAATTATGGGGGCCATGCAGGATAAGTATGGTGAAGAAAAAGGGGAGAAAATCTTTTACGCCTCAAAGAACAAGGGCACTATTTCCGGTGTAGAAAAAGCAAAAACAGGTAAAGCATTTGGTCCACCACCTAAAAGCGGACCACAACCTCAAGGAATTAAAAAAGCTTTTCTTGGTGGGATGAGTGACTATATGAAAATTAATAGATTTTTAGATAGTGTTGTTTACCCTACAGCTATAAAAACTAAGTTAGCGCATGAAAATGAAAGAAGAAGAAAGCGCGCACAACAAAATTTAGAAAAACAGAAACAAATAAGTCAAGCGTATGACTATTTAGGTAAAGAATACGGCCCACCTAAAAGCGGACCACAACCTCAAGGTATGAATCAAGGTGGCACCAGTCAAGGAGCTAAGTTTGTCAAATATTTTGGTGAGCAGTTCAATCAAAATAAAGATAAGATTTTAAAAGAAGCAGTAACAGGTTTATTTAAAAAAGATTTTGGCTCACGTTTTAAAAATATAATGAACCAAGCACAAAGCGATTTTTATGCTCAAGAGGGTACTACACCCTACAATACGGGTTTTGTTGCTTATAACCCTAAAAAAGAAGAAACAGGAATTAGCACAAAAGAAACCATGGGACTTAAACACGGTGGTTTTGGCTGTCCGCACCGTGAAACAGGAGCACAGTCTAATATAAAAGGTGTTAAAGCCATACAAAAAACTGGCGAAAAGTTCACAGGTATTAAATAAAATTGAAAACCTGATTAATATAATTATTGTTTTGTGTATTATAGAAATTGTGATACATTCAGTAGAAGTAATAATTGACACTCTTCCTTATATAAAATGATTAAAGGCGACTCAGTAGAATACGATCTAATTAAGAAACACATAAAAAACCTTGAGATGAAAGGGTGTGTGTTAACTTGCGAAATTGGGTTAAGACGTGGTTTGGGTTCCAAGCTTGTTATGGATGCAGTAAGAGAACATAAACCTGTTCTGTATAAGCATGTTGCCATTGACCCTTATGGTAATCTTCAATATAAACATCATGATGGTTCCACACACGAACGAAAGAACTATGATGACAATATGATGACGGAAACAGTGCCTTTATTGTATAAGGATTATCCAGAATTTGCATTTTTTAATATGACGGATGATTATTATTTTAGAACTATGGGAGAAGGACAGCAATTTATTT